TTATTTATTCGATTTCTCTATATGGTGATTTAAAATCTCTGCTTTTGCCTCTTCATAAGTTAGCTTACCTCTTATAACTTCATCCTTTATTTTCTGGTAAAATTCTGACCCGCGAGGATCTTTACCTGATAAATATAAGCTAGCCTCTGCTTTCCTAAATGCCTCAATCCTTTTTCTCTTCGTGGTCTCATCCATTTTCATTACTACCTATGTTTTAGTCAGTTGATGAGGTAAATGATATCATTTCGATAACTTCTATTCCTTTAGAATTAATTCTGTAGCATTCGTTTTTCGATTTCCTGATGTATGAAAATGAATCTTTTTTTGTATTGCAATCTGTCTTAGAAAAAGCATCAAGTAAAAGAAAAGACTTCTGATGCTCTGGTATTATCTTTATTGAAAAAACACTAATGAATAATAATGCAATTGCTGTCGATAATAGATCTGCAACTCTTAAGTAGCTATTCGAACATATGAGTATTTTTTTAAACCATATCATTAAAATTAGTTTTGCTCTATTAATATCTTGTGCCATTGTTTTTGCAATGTATAATAGATTCTTTTTATTGGATGAAGTTGATTCTTTATTTGTTTTTTGCATTGCTTTGAACATGGTTACGATACCGAAAGCTAACCCGAAAACTAACAACATAATAACTTTGAAATCAACCTCTTGGTTTTTTTCAATCGTCTCTCTTAGCATTGCAGAAAAAGTGATGGTCAAAATTACCGCGTAAAAGCATTGATAAGCAGTAATTCTTCCAAAGTATAAGTATATGAAAATGCTAAGGCCATAAATGGATAGAGATAGAGGAATGGCCATTGCGAAAGCATAACCATAAGATGAGTATATTAAGTATTCCGGTTGAATATCGTAATCAAAATTAATTTTATGTTTTGCATACCACATACAAATTGAAAAAATCAATACTGTTCCAATCCATTTAATGATGCTGTGCTCAATCATTTTATTGACGATTGTTTTTTTGTTGTTATAGGCACAAAAAATGAATGCTACGGAGAGGAATAATCCACAAACTAAGAAGGTTTTATCTTGAAGTAATAATGGGAACTTCATGATTACAATGCAAGCAATCAGCAAATATATAATGGATACAATATTGAAATCAAAATTTGCAATGTGTTTTCTAATGTAACGCATAAGATATCCTTTATTTCAACTTTAACGCTAAATCCTCAGCTTTTGGATGATAATACCGCATTAGCATTCTCGGGTCTTTATGCCCCGTGATTTTTGTCAGCTCGTGCATGGGGAAAATCTCAGCCAAGCGAGAGGTCGCTTCATGCCGGAGATCGTGAAATCTTAAATCTTTGAGGAAGGTGTCATCACATTGAGGTTTAGCTTGTTCATATCTTTCTCTGGCGCGCTTTACAGCTCGATCAAAAGCGCGGGTGATCGCATCGGCACGCATTCCAAAAACCTTGTCATCAGCTTGTTTAGAACGCTCCTTTAGATTGGATAGTACCATAACAGCCTTTGTGGATAAGGGGACATCGCGAGCATTACCATTCTTAGTATCTGGCAGATGTGCAACTCGCCTATCAAGATCGATAAAGCGCCATCGAAGTTCTGCAATTTCGCTACGGCGCATGGCTGTCTCTAACGCCAGAAGAATGATTGCTGGCAATACTAATGAATGTGTTGCGGCAATGATATGTTCGATCTCGTTGGCTAATTCCTTTCCTGACGTAACACCGGTTTGCTCAGAAACTAAAGGCAGCGCTTCCAGGCGTCTGGTCCTTGAGTTCTTGGGTTGGGGTTTGCGAATGGCCTCTACGGGGTTCAGCAGGCTCTCCATGCCCCATTCTTTCCGCGAAACATTGAATACATGAGAAAGTAAGGCCAAACGCCTTAAAACAGTTGCAGGAGCATAAATTTTCAACCATTCATCTCTTAGCTTGGCGACATCGGCACTCCTGATGCTGGCCATATAGTTTTTTGCCAGCTGAGTGCCTTTTAGTATCCGCACCAATGATCGGTCTTGCACTGCTCCTTTTTTGTCGGGAACAATCTCTTTTTCATAGCGCGTTAGGGCTTCATACAATGTCGTAGATTCCGCTTCGCTGCGGCTAAGCCAAACTCCTCTCGCCATTTCTGACTCGATCATTTTGGCCCAAGCATCTGCTTCTACTTTGGTGTTAAAGGTTTTGGTTTGAGAGGGAAAACCACGTTTACGGATTTGAGCTTCCCATTGGTAGTTACCACGTTTGCGTATAGTCGCCATTTCTGTCTGATTCCTAACGAACTGTGGCAATATTGTGGCAAAAAATCTATTTAAATTCGATAGGTATTGATTTTACAGGACCAATTTACGCATTCGTAATGCGAAGGTCGTAGGTTCGACTCCTATTATCGGCACCATTTAAATCAATAAGTTACACATCATTAGTACCTTCCTTATTTTTTGACTGGGACAAATTTGGGACCGATGGGTTCAGGATCGAGTCTATTTGCCGTGCGTGTTCGGTAAGGTGATTAGGTGCAAGGTGAGCATATCGACGAACCATTTCGATAGACTCCCAGCCTCCCATTTCCTGTAACACTGACAACGGGACTCCGGCTTGAACCAGCCAACTTGCCCAGGTGTGTCTCAAGTCGTGAAATCTGAAATCATCAATACCAGCCCGTCTCAGCGCCGCTTTCCAGGCTGTGTTTGCGTCATACCGCATCTTCCTTACTGTTGGCGCTTTCGTTCCGTCTGGTTTGGTACAGCTTTCCTTGTACACAAATACCCAACGGTGATGATTCCCGATTTGTTTTTTCAATACGCGACATGCAGTATCATTCAGCGCAACGCCGATTGCGCGGTTTGATTTACTCTCTTCCGGGTTTATCCATGCCACCCGGCGCTGCATATCTATTTGTTGCCATTCAAGGTTGATGATGTTCGAGCGTCTTAAGCCTGTTGCCAGTGCAAATTCAACAACAGACTTTAATGGCTCCGGACATTCATCAATCAGCCTTTGTGCTTCATGGGGCTCCAGCCAGCGGATCCGTTTATTCTTTGGTTGAGGCACTTTAATAATTGGTGCCTTATCCAGCATTTTCCATTCACGCTCTGCGGCTCTTAGTAGGGCTTTTATAAATGAAAGATGCGTAGCCTTCGTTGCAACAGACGCTGGTTTTGGCGTGTATTCTGGAACAGGTTTCCCTTTTTTTCTGCATGCTTCTTCCCTGAGTTTCCAGTTTTCCTCATTACGCCGGTTCGTCATTTTCTGCATTGCTGAATAAATTTTTGATTCAGTAATGTCTCTTAGTTGCATTCCTGCGAAATGTTGAAGCCAGAACCCGATCCGGCTTTTGTCATCGTCCAGTGATTTTTTATGTGCTTTCTCTTCAAGCCACCTGACACACGCTTCCTCGAACGTTATATCAGGTATTTCACCAAGTTTGCTGACCCGCCATGCTTCAGCCTTTAGCTTGTCATGGAGTTCTGTCGCCTGCCTTTTGTCCTTTGTTCCAAGAGACTGTTTAAATCTTTTACCGTTCGGCAATGTGAAACTGGCGTACCATATTTCACCTCTGCGGAAGAGTGACATTTTCTTTCCTCTGTTATGCCATCACCCGCGCTCACCTTGATAGTATGCAGCGGAGACTGAAGCGCCGCAATGCAGGCTTGTCGCGTTGTGAGGTAAGGAGATTTTGGTTTAGTGGGGTCTTTGCGTGTTGCCTGTAGGCGGCCTGTTCGTATCCAGTTGGTAGCGGTAGGTCTGGATATCTTGAGAAACTGACAGGCCTCATCGAGTGTGAGGCTGTATGATTCCATGGTTACCTCTGCTTTTTGAACGCATGTCACGTAACTTCTTAATGTGTTCTGCCGTTTCGATCTCTTCTGCTATCCGATCTGCATCAGCTTTATTCACAGGTTCAAAGTCATGATTAAAGCGGAACATGCTGGCGATACATGTTCTGCCTTTTCGGATGTAGTGAACTTTGTTGTGGGTAGAACGCAGGATTTTGCAGGGAGTGCCGTGGTGGTCGACGTACCAGGTGTTAGGAAAAATGATTCTGAACATTTTTACACCTCAGTTGGACGATGTTGAAATTTGCTGCTTTGAGGCCATCACAGTCCCCATTGTTTGTTCTTAAGTTCGATCTCCTCCTGGCAACTTGCACAAGTCCGACAACCCTGAACGGCCAGGCGTCTTCGTTCATCTATCGGATCGCCACACTCACAACAATGAGTGGCAGATATAGCCTGGTGGTTCAGGCGGCGCATTTTTATTGCTGTGTTGCGCTGTAATTCTTCAATTTCTGATGCTGAATCAATGATGTCTGCCATCTTTCATTAATCCCTGAATTGTTGGTTAATACGCTTGAGGGTGAATGCGAATAATAAAAAAGGAGCCTGTAGCTCCATGATGATTTTGTTTTTCATGTTCACCGTTCCTTAAAGACGCCGTTTAACATGCCGATCGCCAGGCTTAAATGAGTCGGTGTGAATCCCATCAGCGTTACCGTTTCGCGGTGCTTCTTCAGTACGCTACGGCAAATGTCATCGACGTTTTTATCCGGAAACTGCTGTCTGGCTTTTTTGATTTCATAATTAGCCTGACGGGCAATACTGCGAAGGGCGGGTAATGACTCCAACTTATTGATAGTGTTTTATGTTCAGATAATGCCCGATGACTTTGTCATGCAGCTCCACCGATTTTGAGAACGACAGCGACTTCCGTCCCAGCCGTGCCAGGTGCTGCCTCAGATTCAGGTTATGCCGCTCAATTCGCTGCGTATATCGCTTGCTGATTACGTGCAGCTTTCCCTTCAGGCGGGATTCATACAGCGGCCAGCCATCCGTCATCCATATCACCACGTCAAAGGGTGACAGCAGGCTCATAAGACGCCCCAGCGTCGCCATAGTGCGTTCACCGAATACGTGCGCAACAACCGTCTTCCGGAGCCTGTCATACGCGTAAAACAGCCAGCGCTGGCGCGATTTAGCCCCGACGTATCCCCACTGTTCGTCCATTTCCGCGCAGACGATGACGTCACTGCCCGGCTGTATGCGCGAGGTTACCGACTGCGGCCTGAGTTTTTTAAATGGCGGAAAATCGTGTTGAGGCCAACGCCCATAATGCGGGCGGTTGCCCGGCATCCAACGCCATTCATGGCCATATCAATGATTTTCTGGTGCGTACCGGGTTGAGAAGCGGTGTAAGTGAACTGCAGTTGCCATGTTTTACGGCAGTGAGAGCAGAGATAGCGCTGATGTCCGGCAGTGCTTTTGCCGTTACGCACCACCCCGTCAGTAGCTGAACAGGAGGGACAGCTGATAGAAACAGAAGCCACTGGAGCACCTCAAAAACACCATCATACACTAAATCAGTAAGTTGGCAGCATCACCCGAAGGGCGTTTTCTTGCTGAGGTGTCATTGAACAAGTCCCATATCGGCAAGCATAAGCACACAGAATATGAAGCCCGCTGCCAGAAAAATGCATTCAGTGGTTGTCATACCTGGTCTCTCTCATCTGCTTCTGCTTTCGCCACCATCATTTCCAGCTTTTGTGAAAGGGATGTGGCTAACGTATGAAATTCTTCGTCTGTTTCTACTGGTATTGGCACAAACCTGACTCCAATTTGAGCGAGGCTATGTGCCATCTCGATACTCGTTCTTAACTCAACGGGAGATGCTTTGTACATACAGCCCCTCGTTTATTATTTATCTCCTCAGCCAGCCGCTGGGCTTTCAGTGGATTTTGGATAACAGAAAGGCCGGGAAATACCCAGCCTCGCTTTGTAACGGAGTAGACGAAAGTGATCGCGCCTACCCGGATATTATCGTGAGGATGCGTCATCGCCATTGCTCCCCAAATACAAAACCAATTTCAGCCAGTGCCTCGTCCATTTTTTCGATGAACTCCGGCACCATCTCGTCAAAACTCGCCATGTACTTTTCATCCCGCTCAACCACGACATAATGCAGTCCTTCACGCTTCATACGCGGGTCATAGTTGGCAAAGTACCAGGCATCTTTTCGCGTCACCCACATGCTGTACTGCACCTGGGCCATGTAAGCCGACTTTATGGCCTCGAAACCACCGAGCCGGAACTTCATGAAATCCCGGGAGGTAAACGGGCATTTCAGCTCAAGGCCATTGCCGTCACTGCATAAACCATCGGGAGAGCAGGCGGTGCGCATACTTTCGTCGCGATAGATGATCGGGGATTCAGTAACATTCACGCCGGAAGTGAATTCAAACAGGGTTCTGGCGTCGTTCTCGTACTGTTTTCCCCAGGCCAGCGCCTTAGCATTAACTTCCGGAGCCACACCGGTGCAAACCTCAGCCAGCAGGGTGTGGAAGTAGGACATTTTCATGTCAGGCCACTTCTTTCCTGAGCGGGGCTTTGCTATCACGTTGTGAACTTCTGAAGCGGTGATGACGCCGAGCCGTAATTTGTGCCATGCATCATCCCCCTGTTCGACAGCTCTCACGTCGATCCCGGTACGCTGCAGGATAATGTCCGGTGTCATGCTGCCACCTTCTGCTCAGTGGCTTTCTGTTTCAGGAATCCAAGAGCTTTCACTGCTTCGGCCTGTGTCAGTTCTGACGATGCGCGAATGTCGCGGCGAAATATCTGGGAACAGAGCGGCAATAAGTCGTCATCCCATGTTTTATCCAGGGCGATCAGCAGAGTGTTAATCTCCTGCATGGTTTCATCGTTAACCGGAGTGATGTCGCGTTCCGGCTGACGTTCTGCAGTGTATGCAGTATTTTCGACAATGCGCTCGGCTTCATCCTTGTCATAGATACCAGCAAATCCGAAGGCCAGACGGGCGCATTGAATCATGGCTTTATGCCGTAACATCCGTTTGGGATGCGACTGCCACGGCCCCGTGATTTCTCTGCCTTCGCGGGTTTTGAATGGTTCGCGTCGGCATTCGTCCATCCACTCGGTAACGCAGATCGGATGATTACGGTCTTTGCGGTAAATCCGGCATGTACAGGATTCATTGTCCTGCTCAAAGTCCATGCCATCAAACTGCTGGTTTTCATTGATGATGCGGGACCAGCCATCAACGCCCACCACCGGAACGATGCCATTCTGCTTATCAGGGAAGGCGTAAATTTCTTTCGTCCACGGATTAAGGCCGTACTGGTTGGCGACGATCAACAATGCGATGAACTGCGCATCGCTGGCATCACCTTTAAATGCCGTCTGGCGAAGAGTGGTGATCAGTTCCTGTGGGTCGACAGAATCCATGCCGACACGTTCAGCCAGCTTCCCAGCCAGCGTTGCGAGTGCTGTACTCATCCGTTTTATACCTCTGAATCAATATCAACCTGGTGGTGAGCAATGGTTTCAACCATGTACCGGATGTGTTCTGCCATGCGCTCCTGAAACTCAACATCGTCATCGAACGCACGGGTAATGGCTTTTTTGCTGGCCCCGTGGCGTTGCAAATGATCGATGCATAGCGATTCAAACAGGTGCTGGGGCAGGCCTTTTTCCATGTCGTCTGCCAGTTCTGCCTCTTTCTCTTCACGGGCGATCTGCTGGTAGTGACGCGCCCAGCTCTGAGCCTCAAGACGATTCTGAATGTAATAAGCGTTCATGGCTGAACTCCTGAAAATGGCTGTGAAAATATCGCCCACGAAATGCCAGGCTGATTAGGAAAACAGGAAAGGGGATTAGTGATTCAGGCCGTTACCGCGTCCGTCGAGAAAAACTTCCACGAGCAAATCACGGGTATAAGTGCGCTCGATGCCGCGATGCAGATAAAGCCGTCCGCGTAAATTAGCTGATGCAGTCCAGGTACCATCTTTGTGTTTGACCAGCATTCCTGGCATGACCGCACCTCGATTAACGGTCTGCGTTCCATAATGTTGATGAACCATAAAAACTCCTGCCCGTAAGCTGGGCTGCTGAACATATAGAGACTTCTGCGCGTATTCAGGCGGTGGATGGCCGCCGGTTGTCATAACTAAGCCGCCTCGTTGAAGCGACTAAGGTATGAAATGTTGAGTTAATTTCAGCTGGTCACACCGACGTTCACGCGTCCGTTTCACCCCTCGCACTCCCCGAAGCCTGCTGAAATTCAAACTGCGGATCTAAGCGGTCATCGCAACGGTGAATCAGGTAGTTGCCGTATCGTTGTGTTGTTGCGATGAACTTATTTAAAACTATAGTTGTTTTATCGTCAACAACAAAAGTTGTTTTATTGGTTGTTTTAGATATAACTGGTTGTATTTAGGATGGATTTATTTTGTGACTTGCATCGCACAGCGATAACTGAAGCGAGGTCGTGGTGGTTTTTTGAACGGTTTGTGTGATGAGGGGAGGCAAAAGAAAACCCGGCACGACGGCCGGGGAAATCATTTCGCATCTACAATAAATAACCTGTTTATCTGGCCTTTTTTAACAGTAGCCTTTGCGGTTATAGTGAATACTGCAGATGGATCACCTTTGGTTGATATATATGCACTAAGAGCTCTAATATACGGGTTATTCTTCTTTCCTGCAGCTGGATCGCTAATTTCAGCAGTGATTCTCTTTTTTGAGTCATCACCATCTAAAATTATTTTAGCTGTCATATTTTGTGCATCAAATTCTGTAAGAAAAGCACGATACTCACGAAGACCGAGAACTTCATCATCATCAAGCCTATCAATTTCAGCTTTATCTCTCTCGTTAACTTTTAGAAGGCAGCCGTCAACATTTGTTGCAACACTTATCTGATCGCAAGTATTACCAATAGGTGATACTGCCTGCCTTACAGAGGGGCGAAGCTCTACAGCCATTCGGTCAATCAAAGAGATCAACTTATCAATGGTTCCAGCATCCTTGTTTCCTAGTGCCTCTATGGCCTTTTCAAGTGACTGCTGCAAAGCTTTCATTTCATCTTTCTTGTTAGAATTTCTCGCAAAAATATATTGTAGTATTGCGCCAAGTATAGTTGCGGCGATCCCCGAGAACAACTGGTTCTGAGTGGCGAAGTTAAGAACTGCTTCAAGAGTAAAGCAGTTAGCTTTTGCTTCGCGTGCGTAAACCTTAACTTCCTGATAATTAATGTATTTACTATATTTTTGTGTAACAGAGAAAGAAGCTGCTGTTGAGAGAACTTTAGAAAAACCCTTTAGGGATTCTCCTAGGCAGTTCAAATCTATTTCATGATTTAAAGCATCTTTTCCGTCATACCTAAGAGAGATTTTTATATCCTGTAAAGCGTCACAATCCATAAATCGCTCTCGTCTAATTCTAATTAAATTTACTATCCCCTAAACGACTCATCAGCACAGTACTGATTATCCATGTTTCCTGTACGTCTGGGGCATGCTCCCAATAACCTTACCGAAGATGAACACCCGGTTCATCTCGTCTTTCTCGATCGGGTCCCACGGTGAGTAGCTCTTGTTATCAGAGATAACCAGCAGCTTATCCTTCATCATTTGCAGGCGCTTTACATGGGCTGTGTCGTCGTACAGAAACGCATAGATACCATCACCGTCGAAAGATTTAACCGTGATATCAACGAACAGCAGATCACCTGGTTCGATCGTTCCTGACATGCTGTCACCACGCACGTTAATGATGCGGATATTTTCCGCCTTCCTACCATCGAACATGTGACGAGCATCGTCAAACGAGTACTCAACCGAGCGTAGAACTTCTACAAACTCACGGTTGATGACTCCCGGCCCAGCACTGACTTCTATATCAAGAACGTCAATCTTGAAGTATTTGGAATGGCTGACAGTTGATTGTATTGGTTGCACTGTACTGTCTGACATATTTCCAACGCCAGAAGATAACCATTCTGCGCGCACACCCAAAGCGTTCGCGATCTCCACGATTTTAGTTGTTTGATTAGCTTTCCCTGTTTCGATTTTCTGAATAGCAGCCTGGCTAACCCCGACCAAATCCCCAAGCGCCTTTTGTGTAAGGCCTCGCGCTAATCTGGCTTCTTTAAGTCTTTCTGAGAGTGTTGTTTTCATAGTCCAAATGTACAACCAAGGTTTTATTCCATCAAACGAAAATGGTTGTTGACTAAAAACAACCATAGTTTTAATCTTGATTCAAATTAACCACGGAGGTTGTTATGAACCCAGCTATCAAAACAGCGATCAATATCGTTGGTTCACAAAAGAAACTGGGCGCTGCTTGCGAAGTTTCACAGCAGGCCGTCTATAAGTGGCTTCACAACAAAGCAAAGGTATCCCCTGAACATGTCGGCAGCATTGTTACGGCTACTGGTGGAGTAGTGAAGGCATACCAGATTCGCCCGGATCTTCCGAAGTTGTTTCCACACACCGAAAAGAACGCAGCTTAAATTTCCATTTCACGCTCTTTAACAATAAGCAATCAACTTAACAGTCAATTCAAACTAAAGGAGTCAATTATGCAACCACTTACATACCAACAGACTAGCGGATTTAGCCCGACTGCGGTGATAAATCGTTCTCAAACAAAACAGGTGCCAGGCCACGAAAAAATCCGTGATGCCGTCCGCGCCTGGTCGGCTGTAGATAATCAGGATGTCGTTGCCACACTCATTGTGAATGAGTATCGGGAGCAGGGCGGCGGCACCATCGATTTCCCTGATGATGTCAGCCGTGCACGCCAGAAGCTGTTCCGCTTCCTCGATAACAAATTCGATTCTGAAAAATACCGAAATAACGTGCGTGAACTGACCCCGGCAATTCTGGCGGTACTACCGCTGGAATATCGCGGTTACCTGGTTGAGCAGGATAGCTTCATGGCTAGGTTGGCTGAAATGGAAAAGGAACTCAGTGAGGCAAAACAGGCTGTCATTCTCAACGCACCACGCCACCAGAAACTGAAGGAAATTAGTGAAGGTATTGTGTCGATGTTTCGTGTGGACCCAGATCTGGCTGGTCCATTGATGGCGATGGTTACTACCATGCTGGGGGCGATATGACAGGTTCAGAAATGGCGAAAGCCGGTCTGCTGGAACAGAACCGACTTTCAGGTGCAAATCGTAACACACTCATTGCGGGAGGAATTATGGCAAACACTGCTGAGATATTCAATTTTCCAGTGCCGGATGCGGCACAAAAGGAGCCGCGCGTGGCAGATCTCGATGATGGTTATACGCGCATTGCAAATGAGTTGCTGGAAGCTGTGATGCTGGCCGGATTAACACAGCACCAGCTTCTGGTCTTCCTAGCTGTCATGCGCAAAACATATGGCTTTAATAAAAAACTGGATTGGGTGAGCAACGAGCAACTGTCCGAATTGACCGGGATATTGCCGCACAAGTGTTCTGCTGCAAAAAGTGTTCTGGTAAAGCGTGGGATTCTTATTCAGAGCGGGCGGAATACCGGCATTAATAATGTGGTCAGTGAATGGTCAACATTACCCGAATCAGGTAAGAAAAATAAAGTTTACCTGAAAGAGGTAAATTTACCTGAATCAGGTAAAAAAAGTTTACCCAAATCAGGTAAAGACGTTTACCCGAATCAGGTAAACACAAAAGACAAACTAACAAAAGACAATATAAAACCTTTTTCGTCCGAGAATTCTGGCGAATCCTCTGACCAGCCAGAAAACGACCTTCCTGTGGAGAAACCAGATGCTGCAATTCAGAGCGGCAGCAGGTGGGGGACAGCAGAAGACCTGACCGCCGCAGAGTGGATGTTTGACATGGTGAAGACCATCGCGCCATCAGCCAGAAAACCGAATTTTGCAGGGTGGGCTAACGATATCCGCCTGATGCGTGAACGTGACGGACGTAACCACCGCGACATGTGCGTGCTGTTCCGCTGGGCATGCCAGGACAACTTCTGGTCCGGTAACGTGCTAAGTCCGGCCAAACTCCGCGACAAGTGGACCCAACTCGAAATCAACCGTAACAAGCAACAGGCAGGCGTGACAGCTAGCAAACCAAAACTCGACCTGACAAACACAGACTGGATTTACGGGGTGGATCTATGAAAAACATCGCCGCACAGATGATTAACTTTGACCGTGAGCAGATGCGTCGGATCGCCAACAACATGCCGGAACAGTACGACGAAAAGCCGCAGGTACAGCAGGTAGCGCAGATCATCAATGGTGTGTTCAGCCAGTTACTGGCAACTTTCCCGGCGAGCCTGGCTACCAAAGGTGGGAAGCTGGAACTGACCATCACTGAACTGGGAGATGAATGATGTTTGAGTCTTATATGGCAGAACGTCTTCGCCGCCGCTGGGTGCGCCTGCGCTTATATCGTTTCCCCGGTTCTGTTTTGACCGATTACCGAATACTGAAGAGTTACGCCAAAACCCTGACAGGAGCAGGAGTATGAAGTCAGAGATAACAATCAACTAATACTGTTTTGTTGATTTTTGCTTGTAATTGGCGTTTTGGTCTGATTTTTGTGGAGTAAGTTGATGCGTGATATTCAGATGGTTCTTGAGCGTTGGGGAGCGTGGGCGGCTAATAATCATGAAGATGTGACCTGGTCGTCCATTGCCGCCGGTTTTAAGGGATTAATTCCTTCAAAAGTAAAATCTCGCCCGCAATGTTGTGACGATGACGCGATGATCATTTGCGGGTGCATGGCCCGTCTGAAAAAGAACAACAGCGATTTGCACGATTTATTAGTAGATTATTATATAGTCGGTATGACATTCATGTCACTGGCAGGTAAGCATTGCTGCTCTGATGGTTATATCGGGAAAAGGTTACAAAAGGCTGAGGGCATAATTGAAGGGATGTTAATGGCATTAGATATCCGGTTAGAGATGGATATCGTTGTTAATAACTCTAATTAATACGCCAATTATTTACTAAAAGTTATTAAAAATGGGGCGTTGAAGCGCCCCCAAAAATAAAGGGTAATATATAACAGAAGGTTTGTATAGTTAGAAGCAAGGTTGTGCTTCTAAAGGAAGTGGCTTGAGGGAGCCACTTATATGTTGGGGAGGCAAAGCCTCCCACAACATATCTTTTAGTAATCAAATTAGAACTGGTAAACCATACCTACAGCAACGATATCATCGGTAGCAACGCCAGATGCTTTCGTGAAATCGCTCTTATCAATCAGGTTGATTTTGTAGTCAACAAAAGTGGACATATTTTTGTTGAAGTAATAGGTTGCACCTACATCAACATATTCAACCAGGTCCTGATCACCCCAAACACCCAAGTCTTTTCCTTTAGAATGCAGGTAAGCAACGGATGGACGCAGGCCGAAGTCGAACTGATATTGTGCAACAGCTTCGAAGTTTTGTGCTTTGTTGGCAATATGGTTATTACCAAAAACAGTCATGTTCTGGGTTTCAGAATAGGTGGTGGCCAGATAGATGTTGTTCGCATCATATTTCAGACCAGCTGCCCATACTTCAGCATTTTGACCAGAAGCATTCAGACCGTTGTTACCGTAGATAACCTGATTATTAGTGCGATCAGATTTAGCATAGGTTGCACCCACGCCGAATCCTTCATACTCATAAGTAGTTGAGAAACCGAAACCATCGCCATTAGCTTCAGTTACTTCATTTCGGTCATTTTTGCCCTGATACTGAGCTGCAAAGTTCAGGCCATCAACCAGACCAAAGAAGTCGTTGTTACGATAAGTTGCAACACCTGTGGTGCGACCAGTCATGAATACATCTGTTTGGGTCCAAGTATCGCCACCGAATTCTGGCAGAACGTCGGTCCATGCACCAATATCGTATGCTACACCGTAGTTACGGCCATAATCGATGGAGCCGTAGTCACCGAATTTCAGGCCAGCGAAGGCAAGACGGGTTTTATCTTTGGAGGAACCTTGAGATTCAGCGCGGTTGCCTTTGAATTCATATTCCCACTGACCGAAACCAGTCAGTTGATCGTTGATTTGGGTTTCACCTTTGAAGCCAAGACGGGCATAAGTAGTATCACCATCATCTGCATCATTAGAGGAGAAGTAGTGCTTAGCATTAACTTTCCCGTACAGATCCAGCTTGTTACTGTCTTTATTATAAATTTCAGCTGCCTGAGCAGACATCGCCATCAGTACTGATGCAGCTACAGCAGAAATTGCCACTGTTAATTTTTTCATCGTGAGCCCTTTTTTTTGAACTATTATTAAAAAATGATGTCACTGCGCGATAAATATTCATCTAATCAATGTGATTATTTCAAGATGTAAGTTTTGGTTTCTCGTTTGATTTGTGAAGTAGATCTCTATTTTTATCTGAACTTTTTTCTATCGAATCCTATTCATAGCTCTTGGCTGAATAAAAATAAATCTATTAGCCAATTTATATTAACGGTTGTTATTTATAAGTGCTCTATAATTTGAAGGTTCAATTTAAATTGGCTAAAAATAACACTGGAAATTATTTGTTGGTTATTTGTTGAGATTTGCTTATGTATTTGTAGTGGTGTTTTCAATACTCGGTAGCATTCTCGCAAATATCATTTAGTGGTTTACGTACGTAAAAAATTGGTTATGCTGTTAAGAGTGGTTACTTCGTCACACAGCTTAAACCCGCCGTCGAGCGGGTTTTTCCATTTTTTGAGTCTCGATATTAGCTGATAACCCAATACCTGAGTTATTCACTGACTCCGAGTCTGTTACGTTTCGTAGTATTCCCTCAATTTACACCCGCTTTGTCTGCGAGGTGGGGTTATGAAATCCATGGATAAGTTAACAACGGGTGTCGCCTATGGCACCTCAGCAGGTAGTGCCGGGTACTGGTTTTTACAGTTGCTCGATAAAGTCACGCCCTCACAGTGGGCGGCAATAGGTGTGCTGGGTAGTCTGGTATTTGGCCTGCTGACGTACCTGACAAACCTTTATTTCAAGATTAAAGAAGATAAGCGCAAGGCTGCGAGAGGTGAATAATGCCTCCATCATTACGAAAAGCAGTTGCTGCTGCTATTGGTGGCGGAGCAATTGCTATAGCATCAGTGTTAATCACTGGCCCAAGTGGTAACGATGGTCTGGAAGGTGTCAGCTACATACCATACAAAGATATTGTTGGTGTATGGACTGTATGCCACGGACACACCGGAAAAGACATCATGCTCGGTAAAACGTATACCGAAGCAGAATGCAAAGCCCTCCTGAATAAAGACCTTGCCACGGTCGCCAGACAAATTAACCCGTACATCAAAGTCGATATACCGGAAACAACGCGCGGCGCTCTTTACTCGTTCGTCTACAACGTGGGTGCTGGCAATTTCAGAACATCGACGCTTCTTCGCAAAATAAACCAGGGCGATATCAAAGGCGCATGTGATCAGCTACGTCGCTGGACATACGCTGGAGGTAAGCAATGGAAAGGACTGATGACTCGTCGTGAGATTGAGCGTGAAGTCTGTTTGTGGGGGCAGCAATGAGCAGAGTAACCGCGATTATCTCCGCTCTGATTATCTGCATCATCGTCTGCCTGTTATGGGCTGTTAATCATTACCGTGATAACGCCATCGCCTACAAAGAGCAGCGCGACAAAGCCGCATCCACTATCGCTGATATGCAGAAGCGTCAACGTGATGTAGCAGAACTCGACGCCAGATACACAAAGGAGCTTGCTGATGCTAACGCGACTATCGAAAGTCTTCGTGCTGATGTTTCTGCTGGGCGTAAGTGGCTGCGCGTCAAAGCTGTCTGTCCAGACATGCATAAAATCACCGCCGCCTCCGGCGTGGATGATGGCACCAGCCCCAGACTTACTGACACCGCTCAACGGGATTATTTCACCCTTAGAAAGCGGATTGAAACCAGTGATAAAATGATCCGAGGCTTGCAGCAATAAATTCGCACGCAGTGTGTAAGATGAGCAATCTTTGCTAATTAGCCATGAAATAGATAAATATCAGGCCAACGATGATTAGTGCCAGGCATCCTAATTGGTCAGAATGGCTGGCATTTGATCGTCTTGCTCTTCTTGCAGTTGATTGGACAGCCCTCTGTCCTCGACTTCCTCTTGGCATTCCTCTCATTTATTCTCTCTCAACATTGATATTGAACTGACAGATGATAATGATTTCATGAAAGTGGTATCTCGTTGATTTGATTACGCTACATAGTCGCCGGATTTTCGCATTTATCGGCATCGGGCGGTGCAAAATTGGCATAATCGAAACGTAGAGTTTTTGGCTGACAACAGCATTAGCGGTCACCCGGAGAGTGTTGTGAACATGTTAATTACATGACGCTTTAGATGCATCGACATTTGATGATGCTTGTCAGACCTGTCATTTTCTTTGCTTCATTTTCAACATTGAGGAAGTTGGTTGAGCATATTTTTTGATAATCTCCAGTTGTGAATCCTGTTTTATCGATCTTGCGTTTCAAGGGATTAATCGTTTTGCAAGATGCTCTATGGATTCTGGTAAAGCGTTCGTCAGATTTATTACCTTTACCTCTGGTTCGCTTCAATGCATTGACAACATATCCGTCTGGATTATCGCCAAGCCAATTACGATAGTCTGATTCACTCTCAGTCTGAAGGTCACTTCTGAATACCTTTATGGACATGAAGATACTCCTGTGCATTTATGGTACGAAGAAATAGCAAAAGTATTTTTACCGTAAATTGCGAATCTACAAAAGCAAAACAATGCGTAATATCAGAGTGAATATTCTGCCTTTAATGTGGGTCCTTCTGATGACCTGAGCTCTCACGGGGCGGGAGCGTCGCGGAAAAAGGCTAGTTTTTGCATTTTTATCGGCCACCATTATCTTTGCATCTTATTGATTATTAATGGTTATTTGTTTTTTGTATGTCGAATTGAGCGGTTTTTGTTCGACATCGAACGCGTTTTCTTAAAGTTGTTCGCACGATGCATGTTTAAAGCTCTCCGGAGGAAATATGGATCATGAGTTGAAAAACTTGGTGCTGAATATTAATCAACTGGCGGCTTTAGCCGCTGGCGCATCGAGCAGTGCAGCGAACTGAGCGCGGTGAGTGCCTCTTTTGTACTGTCCACGCCGACGGAAACGGACGGTGCCGTTTTTCCGGGACGTATCATGCTGGCCAACACCTGCACCTGGACCTATCGCGGTGACGAGTGCGGTTATCACGGTCCGGCGGTCGCGGATGAATATGATCAGCCGACGTCCGATATCACGAAGGATAAATGCAGCAAATGCCTGAGCGGCTGTAAGTTTCGCAATAACGTCGGCAACTTTGGCGGCTTCCTTTCCATTAACAAACTTTCGCAGTGAATCCCATGACAGAGACAGAATCAGCGATTCTGGCGCACGCCCGGCGATGTGCGCCAGCGGAGTCGTGCGGCTTCGTGGTGAGAACACCGGAGGGGGAAAGATATTTTCCCTGCGTGAATATCTCTGGTGAGCCGGAGGCGTATTTCCGGATGTCGCCGGAGGACTGGCTGAGTGCAGAAATGCAGGGAGAGATTGTGGCGCTGGTCCACAGCCACCCCGGTGGTCTGCCCTGGCTGAGTGAGGCCGACCGGCGGCTGCAGGTGCAGAGTGATTTGCCGTGGTGGCTGGTCTGCCGGGGGGCGATTCATAAATTCCGCTGTGTGCCGCATCTCACCGGGCGGCGCTTTGAGCACGGGGTGACGGACTGTTACACGCTGTTCCGGGACGCTTACCATCTGGCGGGAATTGAGATGCCGGATTTTCATCGCGGGGATGACTGGTGGCGTCACGGCCAGAATCTCTATCTTGACAATATGGAGGCAACGGGTTTTTACCGTGTCCCACTGACAGAGGCGCAGCCTGGCGACGTGCTGCTGTGCTGTTTTGGTTCATCGGTGCCGAATCATGCCGCCATTTACTGTGGCGACGGCGAGCTGCTGCACCATATTCCTGAACAACTGAGTAAACGAGAGAGGTACACCGACAAATGGCAGCGACGCACACACTCCCTCTGGCGTCACCGGGCATGGCACGCATCTGCCTTTACGGGGATTTGCAACGATTTGGTCGCCGTATCGACCTTCGTGTGAAAACGGGGGCTGAAGCCATCCGGGCACTGGCCACACAGCTCCCGGTGTTTCGTCAGAAACTGAATGAGGGCTGGTATCAGGTGCGCATTGCCGGGCGTGATGCAGGCGAAAATGAATTATCTGCCCGTCTTAATGAGCCGCTGGCAAATGGTGCCGTGATCCACATCGTGCCGCGTCTGGCGGGAGCTAAAAGTGGCGGTGTGTTTCAGGTGGTGCTTGGGGCGGCGCTGATTGCGGTGGCATGGTGGAACCCTGTGGGCTGGCTGGGGGCCGCGGCTGTATCGGGCATGTATGCGGCAGGGGCCAGTATGATCCTGGGCGGAGTGGCGCAGATGCTGGCACCGAAAGCCAGGACGCCCACGGCAGCCAGTACAGATAACGGCAAACAGAACACCTATTTCTCCTCACTGGATAACATGGTTGCCCAGGGCAATGTTCTGCCTGTTCTGTACGGTGAAATGCGCGTGGGGTCACGTGTGGTTTCTCAGGAGATCAGCACGGCAGACGAAGGGGATGGTGGTCAGGTTGTGGTGATTGGTCGCTGATGCAAAATGTTTTATGTGAAACCGCCTCCGGGCGGTTTTGTCGTTTATGGAGCGTGAGGAATGGGTAAAGGCAGCAGTAAGGGGCATACCCCGCGCGAAGCAAAGGACAACCTGAAGTCCACGCAGTTGCTGAGTGTGATCGATGCCATCAGCGAAGGGCCGGTTGAAGGTCCGGTGGATGGATTAAAAAGCGTGCTGCTGAACAGTACACCGGTGCTGGACAGTGAGCGCATGAGTGCATGTCTATGGCGCATGAAAACGCATGAGTCTCATGCACCATTTTTGACGCGAAAGCCCTTGTGTGGTGGCTTCTGAGACGATTAATGAGGTGCATGAAAACCAGTCTGTTAAGTGAAGCGGGAAGGCGTGCGGGGCTGCGCACGTAGCAGGCTTAAATGGTCAATTCTGGCGCAGCTCACGACATTAAGTCAGCCTCAATAGATGTAAGTGTTGGTAGGGGTAATTCGCTACTTTTTTGTATCCTAAATTGTATGGTTTGATGCTGATCGTTTCTTCACCGCACCTGCAGAGATATCAATTCAATGTGGACAAAAATGAGTCTGGCTCTTTCCGTATCACTAGAATTGCCAGTATTGTTAGGGAAGGTGCGAATAAGCGGGGAAATTCTTCTCGGCTGACTCAGTCATTTCATTTCTTCATGTTTGAGCCGATTTTTTCTCCCGTAAATGCCTTGAATCAGCCTATTTAGACCGTTTCTTCGCCATTTAAGGCGTTATCCCCAGTTTTTAGTGAGATCTCTCCCACTGACGTATCATTTGGTCCGCCCGAAACAGGTTGGCCAGCGTGAATAACATCGCCAGTTGGTTATCGTTTTTCAGCAACCCCTTGTATCTGGCTTTCACGAAGCCGAACTGTCGCTTGATGATGCGAAATGGGTGCTCCACCCTGGCCCGGATGCTGGCTTTCATGTATTCGATGTTGATGGCCGTTTTGTTCTTGCGTGGATGCTGTTTCAAGGTTCTTACCTTGCCGGGGCGCTCGGCGATCAGCCAGTCCACATCCACCTCGGCCAGCTCCTCGCGCTGTGGCGCCCCTTGGTAGCCGGCATCGGCTGAGACAAATTGCTCCTCTCCATGCAGCAGATTACCCAGCTGATTGAGGTCATGCTCGTTGGCCGCGGTGGTGACTAGGCTGTGGGTCAGGCCACTCTTGGCATCGACACCAATGTGGGCCTTCATGCCAAAGTGCCACTGATTGCCTTTCTTGGTCTGATGCATCTCCGGATCGCGTTGCTGCTCTTTGTTCTTGGTCGAGCTGGGTGCCTCAATGATGGTGGCATCGACCAAGGTGCCTTGAGTCATCATGACGCCTGCTTCGGCCAGCCAGCGATTGATGGTCTTGAACAATTGGCGGGCCAGTTGATGCTGCTCCAGCAGGTGGCGGAAATTCATGATGGTGGTGCGGTCCGGCAAGGCGCTATCCAGGGATAACCGGGCAAACAGACGCATGGAGGCGATTTCGTACAGAGCATCTTCCATCGCGCCATCGCTCAGGTTGTACCAATGCTGCATGCAGTGAATGCGTAGCATGGTTTCCAGCGGATAAGGTCGCCGGCCATTACCAGCCTTGGGGTAAAACGGCTCGATGACTTCCACCATGTTTTGCCATGGCAGAATCTGCTCCATGCGGGACAAGAAAATCTCTTTTCTGGTCTGACGGCGCTTACTGCTGAATTCACTGTCGGCGAAGGTAAGTTGATGACTCAT